GGGCCCGAGAGGGCCCTGCCGTGCAGTGCATTGACACCTGCTCTCTAACTGAGAGTAAAACCCTCTACCCCGAAGGAGCTCGATTGCCTGAGTCCACGACCTCGCGGACGCGCCGTCTCCCATTCAAGGGGACGACACGGGCCACGATTCTCGGCCGAGGCTGGGATCTGTGGAGTAATGGGACGGATCGGCGTGAATACCCGATCGCACCCAACACAGGGTCCGTGGACCTATCAGGGAAGCAGTTTACTGCTTCGGAAGGGCATCCCTTTCACTCTTCTAGAGCTAAGGGATTGGTCGACCTTGGAGGTAATTTTACCACCTCCAAGAGCTACGTGGAAGGTCACCTAACAAAGCTGACCGGAAACACAAGCTACAGGGACGCTGACATCCGGGAAACTTATTCCGGAACGTGTCTGGTCGCCCCTGTGTCGACTTCGAACGTGCAGGCACTTTTCCCGCCGGGGCTGGCGTCTTCTGACGCTCAGCTTTGGAAGGATGGTGCCACAGCTATTGCACGTTGCGAACCCACCAACTCAGTTGGAAACGCCGCTACCTTTCTGGGCGAACTGCTTAAGGACGGTTTACCCGCCCTTGCAGGAGCCACAGTTTGGAAAAACCGGACTGATGCCGCTAGAAATAGCGGTGAGGAATACCTCAATTATCAGTTCGGCTGGAGACCTCTCGTGGAAGACGTGAAGAACGTCGGCCGCGCAGTTATCCACGCTCGCTCTATACTAGAGCAGTATGAGCGGGATGCTGGTAAGGTTGTCCGGAGGCGCTACAACTTCCCAATCGAACGTTCCCAGACACCGATTGTGCGGGATAACACACCCGCGATCCCTTTGCGGGTTCCCATCAACGATCGGTTCTTTACTGGGACGGTTGGTGCTTGGAGTGGCGTTCGTGAGATCGAACGCAGTAAGTGGTTTTCCGGAGCGTTTACCTACTATCTCCCGACCGGATACGATTCCCGATCGATGATGGATAGGTACGCCCTGGAGGCCGAGAAACTTTTCGGCCTATCACTTACTCCAGATACTCTCTGGCAACTTGCACCATGGAGCTGGGCTGCAGATTGGTTCGCCAACACTGGAGATGTGCTTCATAATCTCTCAGCATACGCGAACCAGGGCCTGATCTTGCGCTATGGTTACATCATGGAGCATACAATTGTCCGTGATACATATAGCTGTGGCAACATCGCTGGAGGTAACTTCAGCGGTCGCCCCATTGCCCCTTTGTCTTTCGTCACTGAGACGAAGATTAGGAGGCAAGCAAGTCCCTTTGGGTTCGGAGTTTCCTGGGGCGCCTTATCAGCGTTCCAGACTTCGATTCTGGCTGCGCTCGGGATAACCCGGCGCGGCAGGTAGTTTGCACTACACAACACCAAACGGTCCCTTCGGGGGACCATCGAAGGAGCATGCCTGATGGCATTTACCGATCCCCAGTCCATTACGATCTCGGGTACCACCATTGCGTTGCCTCGCACTTCCGTGGGGCAGAACAGTGGCACCTACTCGTCGTCTGACGGACTGGTGACCCTAACCGCTTCGCACGCCTACGGGCGGCGGACGCGGCGGGTCCTCAGGGTTGACCATTCGAAGATCTCTTCGGACGTGTTCCTGCCGACGCAGAACGTGAAGGTCGGGATGAGTAACTACATCGTCTTCGACCTTCCGCCTGCCGGCTACACGAATACCGAAGCTGCGGCTGTGTACACAGGGTTCAAGACCCTCTACACTGCCGCGACGGACGCGCTGATCACCAAGCTCCTGGGTGGCGAGTCGTAACATTGACTCGTTCCTGGAAGTGTTCCGCCTCATGGCGGAACTAGATGATCTCTCCTTTTCAGAGGAGCCCATGGGTGGGATTTACGCTGTATGTGCTGCTAACAGCAGTGCTGAGCGTGAGTTTCTTCACCCTTGGAGCAACGAGCATGAAGCTTGCTTACAAAGAAGCCAATGTCTCGAGTCCGGTGTCATTCGATGGTCTCGGTTCCTGTCCGCCTGCCCCCCGAAGGGGTGGAGGATTTAGGGCGCATTTCGAGCCCTGGAACCGAGGTATCTACAGCCACTAGGCCTGGGATTAGCCACCTCCAACAAAGGAGGGACTATGAAAAGCCTAGTTGTGCTCTGGCAGAGGGTGGCGGACGAATCCGCCACTAGATGTCACACACGCACCAGTCGCGACCTGAAAACTGTCGCGACGCGAACGAAGATGGAAGGTGAATCGTTTCTAACGATCACCCTGCCACAATTCGGCAAGGACTTTGAAAAGAGCCTTGACCGTGGCGTGGTAGCTGACGACGTGTTTGCGGGATTCTCCCGCCACGCAGGTCTCCCCCGATTTCTCGGAGGTTTCCTTCAGCGTATCTTCGATCGTGGTGATGGGACTCTGCTCCCTAATCCGTGTATGGATAGCATAATTGCCGTCCGTCAGCTTACGCTGATGTTTGGCAAGATCCTCCTCCCGTGCAGTGATGCGCGGCGAAGGAGGGCCATCCGTGGATATGTGGAGTGTGAGCAGGAGATCAAGGCAGGGGACTTGGCCAGGTCAGCGGTTGACATCGCTGGCTTTCGTCGAGTTGCAAACCTGCTGTTCGTGGACGCCTTCACAGACATGGATCGAAAGATCTACGCCGGTATGGCTGTCCCGAAACATGGACCAGGTGCTACAGCGGATAGACGGCGTGGTAATGCCAAATACCGCCAGAACACTTGGCCCTCTCGATTGGAGAAGTCGGGCTTTTATAGCTCCGACTACCTCCTACCAACTTACTCATATTATGATGAGTTGGCGAGAGTTGATCTCCTCGAACCCGAGGCGGAGGTCCCCGTTAAGGTGACCACCGTCCCTAAAACGCTCAAGACACCTCGCATTATTGGGATTGAGCCAACTGCTATGCAATATGCGCAGCAGGCAATTCTTCCCATTGTGCTTGAAGGGCTACAGCGTGAACCGCTGCGGTCCTTTCTCGGATTCACCGACCAAGAGCCTAACCAGCTCATGGCGATGGAAGGTTCCCTTTTGGGGAATCTGGCGACGCTAGATCTTAGCGAAGCTTCCGATCGTGTCTCGAATCAGCTAGTAATGGAACTCATGAGGAACCACCCGCACTTGCTTTCTGCGGTTCAGGCTTCTCGTTCCACCAAAGCTGATGTGCCTGATCATGGTGTTCAACACCTGACCAAGTTCGCGTCTATGGGTTCAGCGCTATGCTTCCCCGTGGAGGCCATGGTTTTTCTTACCGTGGTTTTCCTGGGTATAGAGCAAGCGCTCAGAGTCCCGTTGGACCGTTCAACGATACGGAATTTCGTTGGACGGGTGCGCATCTACGGCGACGATATCATCGTCCCCGTCGATTGTGTTGAATCCGTTGTGGACATGCTTGGGAACTACGGTTTCCGAGTTAATGTCTCCAAGTCATTCTGGAGCGGTAAGTTCCGGGAGTCTTGTGGCAAGGAGTACTACGGCGGCGAGGACGTTTCAATTGTCCGCGTTCGCCAGGTGCCACCTACACAACGGAGGCATGCTTCCAGGGTCATCTCGTATGTTTCTCTGAGAAACCAGCTTTACATGGCTGGCTATTGGAAGACATGCAGGTGGTTGGACGAAGAGATCCGGGCGGTGCTTAAGCACTTTCCGGTCGTCTCGCCGTCTTCCCCGGTGCTGGGTCGTGTTAGTTGCCTGGGGTATGAGACCCACAAGCTACACGACAAGCTACACAGCCCCCTTGTCAAGGGCTGGGTGGTCAGCGCCAACATTCCGAGCGATCCGCTCGACGATGTTGGCGCCCTGCTCAAGTGCCTGCTCCGCTTTGCTAGGGACGAGGACCAACAGACTGAAACTTCGGTACTGTTGGATCTAGCCACTGGTGGAGTGATCGGCAGCTTGCCAGCTGTTGATGCAGACCATTTGGAGCGTGCTGGACGCCCGCAGCTAGTCGACATCAAACTGCGGTGGAGCTCCCCGTTTTAGAATGGGGAGAGGGGGCTAACGCCCCTGTGGGAGACCAAGTGAGCCGGATTTACCACCCGGCCCATAAGTCTCACGGGGCC